AGTTAGCAAGAGTGTTTATACTGGCACAACTGAATACACCATTCTCGAATATGAACAGGTCAATGGTGTATTAGACGTTTATGTTTCTGCTGAATATCTGATTGGTTTAGGTTTACCCATCCAATCTCTGTTAGCCGCACCAATGAGCTTGTCTTCAGTTCAGAATACGGATCAATTGACAAATTATATTTCAATGTTCTCTACATTCGACATGGTTAAAAGAATGTTTGGTACTCAGCCGGGTTTCGAACTAGTTCAACCAAATGTCATTCGAATAAATCCAGCGCCATATCTAGATACAATATTCAAATTTGCAATAACAGTTGATCATGATCCCAATCTAGCATCACTGAGTGAATATGAAATCAATTGGATGATTCGATTCTGTCAGGCCGGGGTTGGAAAAGTATTGGGACAAATCCGTCGAAAATATGATGGTGTTCAATTGCCGGTTGGTGCGTTAAATGCTACTGGAGGTACATTATATACAGAAGCCGCAGAATTAGAAAAAGAATTATTGGAAGAATTGAAGTTAAGACACAAGTTCCCTCAGACCTATATCACAATAGGATAACTATGCTAACTCAAATTTGTTATGAACTATATGATGCAGATGAATATCGAGATTTTGTTAAACATGTTGTCAAACAATTTCGTGGAAGCCCAGAATATTCGATGTGGTTGAATAGCTTCAATCGAAATGAATGCGCAGCTACTGGATTGACAAGAGATGCTGATGGAGTACCAATTGAAGTTCATCATTTTCGAATAACATTATGGGGCTGGGTTGAATATATCATTGACAAATTTTATCAGGAAAATCTACCACTCAATAGTTTTTATATATGCTTGATATTGACGGATATCCATTTCAATCGTTGTATACCATGCGTTCCATTGACGCACTGCATCCACAAGATGCTACATGAAAATTATGATGATACATTAGCAAAATATCCGGAAATATTAGAAAATGTTTGGCAGGGAGACACAGCAAGAGCTGACGAGTTAATCGATTATCATATTCAGAATTATAAGAAACAATTAACCTTAGAGGAGGAACTAATTAATGGCAAAGCTGGTTAGAAAAATGAAGATGGTTTTTACGCTTAAGAGTGGTAAAAGCATTGTTGTGTCGATGTATGAAGATCAATGTTTTAAACTGTATAACCAATGGGTAAATTATGTACCTACACCTATGGATATGTCAAAAGCAACAGTGGATAAGAAAAAGGATAATATGATCACTGAAATGGTTGGGATTCTTTTATCAGAAATTTCAGCTATTCAAATAGTAGAAAATTCTCATGACAAAACAGTTTCTGCAGAAGACTTTGGAGCATAGAGGCGAATAATAGTTGTCCTTTCTAAGATTTTATGATGAAGCAGTAGTTTCATATTTTTCGAATATAAAGATAGAAGACGGTAATAGTCTAAGATCACCTCAAGTCATGCTAGGTACTCCTTCTCGTCAGGGTGTAAAACTTAATGTGACAAATGACACTACACCAGTACTTCCATTGATATCTATTGTTCGAACCGGAATGAATGCTACATCAGAAACGAACTTGGTGAAATCACATGTAACAAGACCGCATGTATATAGTTTAAATTCAACCGGTAAATTATATGAAGGTTTCGAAACAATGCCCTACAATTTCGTATATCAAGTTGATTATTTTTCTCTTGTACAAGATATGCACAATTCAATAACTGAACAGCTACTTTTCAGAGTGCATAAAAATCATTATATTAAAGTTCTCATTGATACTACCAATCATCATTACGAAGTGAATCCTTACATCCATTCAATCAGTTTATCTGACGCAACGACATATACTCAAATTGCAGACAACGTTAGTCGGATATTCCATGGCACATTAGGATTTAGTTTGTATGGATTCTTGATTAATGAGAAATTCGTAACACCTTCTGTTTTATCAACAACAATAGAAATAAAAGATAATGTCGACCAAAATATTGTATATGACACCATAACAGAGACGCTTCCAAATTAACAAAATGCAGTTAAAAATAAAATTAAATTAGAAAGATTATATTCATATAAAGAGGTGCATTCCATATGCCAATTTTCGCAAGTCCTGGTGTATATTTTGAGACAATAGATTATTCAGTTTATGCTCCTAGATTATCAAAAACAATTTTGGCTTTAGTCGGAAAAGCTAGCAAAGGTCCGACAGAACCAACTTTTGTTTCCACTGCAAGACAATTCACTGATCTTTTTGGAACACCAAGAAGAGGAGATTATTCTGCATTAGCTGCATTGAGTTTTCTAGAATTTGGTTCTTCTTTATGGTTTCAAAGAATAGTCGGATCAGCCGCAACAAAAGCTTCTGTTGAAATTCCTCGAGCATATGAAATTTCAAATGAACTTCTAGCTACCGCTGACAATACAGGAAAATATATTTTTACCGGTACATTAGCAAGTTCTCCAGTTCCTGGAACTGTTGAAATCACAATTAGCGATCCAAATGATGCAACAAACAATATTGTTATTCATGATGATTTGAATGGAGATTTTTCCGCATATCTTAATAGTGGAATTTCTGCATATCCAAACTTCATAGATTATGACACAGGAGAATATCGTTTTACTTTAAGCTCAGTTTCTCCATCTGACGTAATCGAATTAAGATATAATTACAGCGAAACTGATGTGACAGCAGAAAATACTCTGACTGTTGCTGTTGTAGATTCAGATGGCGAATATACTGGAATTCTTGCACATCCAAATATTGTAACTGCCGTTGAAACTCCAGCTACATTTACGTTGAGCGTACAAGTTGGAGTAGACACTTACACATTTACACCTTCAGCACCAATAACTGACGGTTTTACGTTGACTGGTAAGAATGAAGCTGACGTGACTGTTGGAACTGGAACACTGAATACCGCTACTGGTGTATGGACAGTTGATCTAGATACTAATCCGGGTTCATATAATGTAGAACAGGGAGATATTTTTGTCGCTGCTTATACATACAGTACATTTAAAATCAAAAATCTTGGAACTGTAGGAGCTTCTAATCCAGACGGTGAAGCTGGAGATGTATATGGAGCATCTTATATTGGAACACTTGGAACGGTTGTAAATCCAAACACTGTAACAGTATTAGTTGATGGTACATCCACATGCACTGACGATGGTGATGGCAACATCATAACTGGAGTTTTAACATGTACAAATGATATCAATTATACAACAAAAGCCGTAAGTTTTGCTTTAGTTTCAGCTCCAACAACAGGATTCGAAGTTAGAGCTTCTTATATGGCAAAATACACACATGTCATCGATACAATTGGTGTAGGTGGATCTGAAAGTGGAAGCGTTAGTGCTACCGTTACAATGGCACCAATCGTAAAGGGCAGCGTTACAGTTTTTGTTAAAACAACTGAATTAGTCGATGATGGAGATGGAAATCTAATTGGTGACAATGGAAACGGAACAATCGACTATAATACTGGTATCATCAATGTAAACTATGTTCAAACTTTAGTTGAAGGTGATACAATCACTGCAACATATTTATCTAAGCTCGGTGAAGTCAGTTCTCTATATGAAGGATCATATTACAACAACATGACCGTAGAATTCTACAAAGATCCTTTCTATGGCTATGGATTGAAAGTATGGAATCCTTCACAATTGACTACACAAACACCAGAAGAAAACTGGAAGAGCATAACATTTGTTGATAACAGCACAACTTCATATTTCTTGAATAAAATCACTTCTACTTTAGTTGAAATTACACTATTTGATGAAGATGTAACAGCAACACCAGTCCTTAATACAAAATTGGTTTTAACTGGTGGAGATGAAGATGAAGCGAATATCAACAATTATTCAGCTATCTCTGCTCTAGCAAGTTTCCAGAATGCAGAAACTTATGACATCAATTTAGTCGCATGCCCAGATTTCCCTGGAGACCGCGCTGTAGCGAATGAATTGATATCTCTATGTGAAGTTTCTCGTGGAGATTGTTTTGCTCTAATCGATCCTCCAATTGGTTTAACACCACAGCAAGTCGTCAATTGGCACAATGGTGATGGTCAATGGGCAAATGAAGTTGCATTCAACTCAAGTTTCGCCGCTCTATACTATCCATGGCTCCAGATTTCTGATACATTTACTGAATCATTGCAATGGGTACCACCTTCTGTTAGAGTTGCAAGTGTATATGCATACAATGATTCTGTATCTGAAGTATGGAACGCCCCTGCCGGCTTAAATCGTGGTCGTTTATTTAAAGTACAAAAGCTTGAAAGAAGTCTTGCTGCTGGAGATCGCGATTTGCTATATGCTACAAATTCAAATGCTGTCAATCCACTATGTGATTTTGTAAGCAATGGTCCGGTTGTATATGGTCAAAAAACTCTACAAAGAACTCCAACTGCTCTTGATCGTGTAAATGTCCGCCGATTGTTGATTTATGTAACAAAATTGCTAGCAACCGCCACACAATATCTAGTGTTCCAACCAAATGACATGATAACTTGGTCTCAATATGTCAATATGGTTCAACCATATCTAGATAGCATTAAGTCAAGAAGAGGTTTATATGACTTCCGAGTAGTATGTGATAGCTCAACCAATTCAAATTATGACATTGACACAAATACAATGTATGCTGAAGTTTGGTTGCAACCTACTCGTACAGCAGAAAGAATTATCAATCGTTTCTTGATTACTTCTACTGGGGCAGTGATGGAAGAAGTAGAATAAAAAATTAAGATATAAATTAATATTAGAATAGAAGAGGAGATATTTGATACAACTTCTCTTCTATTCTAAGAAAAAATCGATTTACATTATTTTTTAATTTGAGGTGGATATTAATATGGCCATTAGAAATAGCAGCAATTTATATCATCCTGTGTCTGTAAATGGAGATTTTATACGTAGAAATGCATTTGAACTAGTAGTTGCATCTGGAAATGCAACAATAAATGATAACATTAGACTTATGTGTAAAACTTTTACATTGCAATTACCAAAAACAAATGCAGTGCAAGTTCCATGGATAAATGGAGTAATGCAAGTAGCAGGTAGAATTTCAGCTTTCAACTTCTCAGCATCATTTTTGGTAGGTTTGGAAACTGGAAACAATACTATAAAAAATAGTTATGATACATTGACTAGTCTATATGAATGGCGTAACCTAGTAATGGGTCATGATACTGGATGCATTGGATTACCTAGCAGCTATAAAAAGGATGCAGATTTGTTTATTCATGACGTAAGAGCTGGATGCGCTAGTACATTTGATTCAGGAGCAGGTTCTGAATATTCAGATAGCGTTCGTTACAAATTTAAAATCAAAGGATTGTGGCCAACTTCAATCGATGATATTCAGTTTGACGTCGAGCAAGATTCAGTATTAGAGATTACAGCACAATTCGCAGCTGATTTAGTTAGCAGATCTACTAACTAACTTGGAGTGAAATACAATTATGAATCCAAATAATTTAGATCAATTTCTAGATTCGAATGAAACCGCGACTTTAAGTGATACTGAAGTTAATTACATCTATGATCAAGTGGTTGGATATGCAGAACATGCAGTTTTTGCTGAATTAGACATGCTGAGGGGTCAACTAGAAAATGTGGCTGACGAATTGACAGATGATTGGACACCAGTATCAGTCGACGAAAATCATGAAGGCCATGGCCTTGATGAATCTTTTCCGGATTGGCAAGCAATGAATAAGGAAATTCTGCGTGTTATGGAAGAAGCGAGAAAGGATGTAATTCGTTCTCTGACTTCAGCATTTGAAAGAATAAAAAAATTCAATGAAGATCAATCGCGAGTTACTGGTTCAGAAGCTGTACAGTCTAGAAAAGTTAAAGCAGCTGAAAAAATGGCTAAAAAAAATAATCAGAATGGTTTAGATAGTAAAACT